CCCTTGCGAACCTGTGGTATAAAGATACTTCATGACTTATCTTGAAAGAAAATCAATTGATAAAATTCAATTAAGGAAAATATTAAGAAACCTTAAGATTTTATATTAGATTTTCATAAGATAGTGCTATCATAGTTTATACTTCGTTCTTCAAGTTGAATTAGATATCCCATAAGGGACCCATGTTTGCACACGCTCAACAACCTATAATGTTCACTTTTATTCACTTTAACCCGAAGGCTTCGTTCATCTAAAAGTCAATACTATTTAGGATAGATTGAGGGGCAGAAGCAGGACGCGTTCAGGGTGTTCCAAACCCTAGAAGTCACGCTGTGAGTCCAAGAACATCATCCAGCGAGGCAGATTTAACGACGTACCCAGGTCTAAAGGTCCTCAGACACATTGAAAGGTCAGAAAACATGAGTTAGCAACTAGAGCTATTGTGTTACCAGCAGTATCGGAGTAATAGAACTTTACTTCACATGAATCATTACCATTAGAAATAAAAACAGAACTTGTATATAGATGACAATAGGAAGTACCAAGAGCAGTTGTTCGACTGGCATCTGTGATACACTGCGCACCAATTCGTGTTCCATTGCGATAAATAGTGAGAATTTGTTCCGAGAATTCACTAACAGTATTATGAGAGCAGACCATCGCCTCAACTTTAAATGCACCCGGAGGTAAGATAAAGTTTCCGGCAACGGGAGCTATGAACTTAAGGGGATTCCAAAGCGCAAGATCGAATCCAACGACTGTAGTCGTATTCTCATTGATTGCTTGACCAGCACTAAGCATGTAATAATTAATCCTACTTGGTAGGGCTATATTATTTAAACTTGTCTGGGGTGAGGAGAACTCTACAACATAGTCAACAAAGAGCTGTCCTATATTTGTGGTATTACTCAGGGATGAAGTTATTAAATAGAAGATACCTGCATCGTACAGATTTACATCTGAAGCAACACAACCATTTCTAATCAACTTTTTAGGTCCTTGGCAAAACATCCTTGAAGGTCTCATCACCATAGTGGCTTTCACATAAGGAGCGAAGGAGACATAGTCTTCATTATTACAGGCCCCTGCTGTACTTGTAGGGGGCACATCACTATTATTATATTCGGGGACCATTATCACAAGTCCATTGTGTGTAACAGCACAAGTAGGTACAAAACGGTAATGTAAGGATCGAAAACGGTAATATTGGTACTGAGTTGCCTGTTCCGAAAGGAGCGGAAAAGACTCTTTAAGTCCTGGGTTTATATTCAAAGATCTATAAACCTTAAAAGCATCGGTTGCTCCGGCAACATCGCCTAGGCATTCACTTCGAGAAATCACAATAGTATCTCTACCATTGCTAGATTTCTGTGGCTTAGCATAGGAAATAGACATACCAGTGCCAGCATAGGAGCTGGAGCTTCTATTACCACTAGTAGTGTCGGGATTTCCACCATTTCCATTTCCATTATTCTTTCTTCTTCTAACTCTTTTCTTTTTAGGGACATTCTTGCTCGTCTGAGCGGCGGGTGATTTCTTCATTGTATTCATTACGTAAGTATTGGATGCCTCAACGTGGAGGGATCATACATCAATAGTCAACCTTTTCAAAGGAACAGCCGTGTGATCTCTCGGCATTTTGTTTAGCACGGAAGTATTAAGACCAAATAAACAAATTTGGCCACCGTTTTGGTGTATTACGACTATTAACCCAATCTGTCATTGACCTACTTGCCCACAAGGAGCTTTCAGTATATCCAGAGGTAGATTTAACGACGTGCCCAGGTCGGTTCCCACAGAGCAATGCTCAATCCTCATCATCGATATTTTCTTCGGAATTATTCAAAAAACAGAGTTTGAACTCTGTCATTGCTTGATCCCAAATACTTCTTAATCGATCGTAATAAGAATTTTTCAGCTTCCTGTGTTCTTCTTTGAAAAAAGCCTCAATATCTTCTTCTTTATCTTCTCTATGTTTATATAGCAACGTAGCAAGTACACAAAAACATTCATCACCATACTTTTCATCCAATAATTCATCATAATTCATTTCATCACTCAATTTCTTAGGTATCTCCAGAACATTCAAAGGAGGTAGTTCCGCACTTCTTGTAAATTTAAATTCCATGTTCCAGCAACTTTCTAAGGTAGAAAATCGAACGGGTCTATATTCTTGAAAATTGTACCTGATCCGTGAATCGAATACAGGTCTTCCTTCCGAAGGCAAGTTTCCCATGCCTGCTTGACTCCAACGCTTAATCATACATAACCTTTCCATCCAAGGATTCTCTTTAGTTTCATGAGAATTCAAAGGACAGTAGGGTTGTGAAAATTGCGCATTAGAGAATTTCTTTATTAGGTCTTGAAATTTTCTACATCGGAGGTATTCGTCCCATTCCGGACTTACGCCCAGAGTTCGGAATACCATCAAATTTTTATCTTTAAGGAACATTCGAGCAACGGATCTTTGTTGTCGAGTCACTTTCCAATCTGTAGGACTAAGATCTAGACCAACACCATATCCACCTAAGTGAACGGGAAGGTACCAATTCGGTTTTAACTGATCTGTGTCCCACCTCTTGAAAACCGAGGGAATTATACATTTAGCCCAAGGAACCTCTCTACACATCTTCGTAAGATCTTTACTTATCTGCGTAGGGGAGCACATTTCACCAACATGCAACTTGATCGAAGGTTTTAAAAATTTCAGATTCAAGTATCCTTGCTTCTTCATTCTACCATTTACATTCTTAAACACTTGACTATTTATCATACAAGTATCCGGAGACAAATAATTTTTACCCACCGAGGGTTTCAATCCAGCATCACGGGCGCATGCCATAAAAATTGTATATATTTCCATATCACATTTAAATAACATATCATCACCATTAACTAGAACGTTTTTCCACATAATTTCTTTCTTTCTTTGTCGTTCGTCATATTCTTCTTTAGTCTTTGACAAATTCACCCATCTTTCAAGAGTTGTCCGGTAGACGGATAAATTAATTGTACATAGTAACGGGAAAGAGAGGGGATGACCCATCAATTGTCCATCAATACATTCAATATCAGGAATATCAGGTAAGCCCATTTCTGCCTGTTTTTCATGAATCCGGTAGTGTAATTTACCACTTGCCATCATACAACAAAAAACAAGATTGCTCATAGGCATCGATGTCAAAGGACGTAAGGCACAAAGGGTTGCATCTTTCTTTATAAGATCAGTAGCAGCCTCATAATCAACTGAACACCAAAGTCCGAAAAAATCAATATTTCTATTAATCCTTTCAACTTCTATTTCCAGATTTTCATTTACTTTCATTGTGCTACTATAATGATTTTTCCAATCATCTAACATCATTGCTTGAACAGGTTGGAGTAACGAATATAAATAACCGTGACCTTTGGTTATTATTCGAAACTTACAGGGTTCAGGAATAGCAACAACATCGAGATCGAACAGATCGGTACCAGCATTTTCACCACCTTCTTCAAAATTTCTCATTTCTATTTCTACCATCTTTTTTGCAAGATTAAATTCTTTTTCTCTGCATTTTTCCAACTCTAACTCCAAAGTCCTCAGTTTCCCAAGTTTCTGTGAAGTTTCAGAGTCCATAATAGTATCCAAATCTAGTTGTGAAAACAGGCTTAACGCACCTCCGTTTCTGACGGATGCTTGTAAGCATGCTTTTGCACCTGGAAGGAACTTAAGAGCCTGATGGTGTCCCGAGTTAGTGTGGTAGAATACTTCCTTCGAAGTGAATTCTATCATCCTACTGAGATCTTCCGGGCAATGTCCGTGTGGTTCTGATAAACGAGACCTGTGTTTAATCAATGAATCATAATGTTTTCTAAGACCAAGTTCAGGCCATAGACGCTTAGATCCCTTTGATAAAGAATAAATGAAACTTACATCGTGCTTCGCTAAGGCGCGGGAAACAAATCTTTTCAGCCAACCGCTAAATAGTGGTTCTGTGATAAAATCCGATTTCTCCGGTCTCTGGGAATCATGGAAGAAAAGACACATGTAATAGTCTAGCCAATATTTAACAAATATTTGCTCACTGTTATATTCATCTGAGTATTTCATTATTCTTTGTATTGTTTTCTTAAATGAAGAACAAACTCGCTCTAATTCAGGAGTGGAGAACCATTCATTTTTTCGAAGTGAACGGCGCGCTACAAAAGGCCAAATTAAGGAGGAACAAATTGAACGCTGATCCTTTGTAAGGACCAAATTCTCTGTAGATCTACGGAGAATTGTCAGTACTAGGTTATCGGCTGATCTTTTTGACGGATCGACCTTACCCTGCATACTAGTAGCTTCTGTACTACCAACAGCGTGGTCAGAACATCCAAGAATAAGATTTCTAGTATTCTTGGAACTAGAAGTATAGAACGTTTTTACTATACTACTCTTTCTTTTTAAACCGATAGTTTTCATAATGCATTGTCGGGAGCCGGGGCACAGACCAGCACGCGGTCGGCTCCTTATTCCGGTTTAATGTCCCTCATAGGCACCGGACCACCAGTGAGGTGAGC